ATCCATTTACCTGTGCGGAACGCTTGCCCACGTGAAGTACAGCCGAAAGCGGTCACTTTTTTGAGGTTTAAACCGAATTTACGAATCTGCTCATCATCAGAAATATACTCAATCGTGTTCTCGTAGTTGTTCTCGGCATCTTTGTATTCCACTTGAATCGCATTATGGCGTGCTTTCATTGCCGAATATTGGCGTGAAAATTGCCCTCCTACCACATTGGCATTGGTGTAAGTCCAAACTGGATCAGAGGGTCTATCCATAATAAAGGTCAGCTCTGTGCCATTCCATACGGGTATCGCACGGAAAATCGAGCATAAATCAGAGAGCACATCATAAGCACTGCGTTGTTCAGTCAGCCATAAATTACACGTAAAGCGTGGCTCTCGCCCTCCAAAACCATCAGGAATCATCTGGTCACAATACTGGGCGATTTGATAAAGAGCCCATTTATCCACGCTAAACTCACCCAAGCGGTCACCTAAGCCGTAACGTTTGTGGGTAACAACATCCATCAAAATCCACGCGGTATATCTTAATGAAATGTAACTATTTGAAATACTTAATTTTTTCTTAAATGTACGGGGGGCGTTCCGTTGTTTTTTACCCTAACCGCTTCTTTTGACTGTATCCAATCGGTTACAGATTTAAGAGGAAATAATCTTACCTCTTTTTGGCCACTTGGAATAGGATCGGGAAATTCGCCCGCTTGTATCATTCTGCGTAACTTCGCCCGCCCTATCCCTAAAAAGTACTCAATATCACCATAATCAACACACTTCACTTCTGATTTCCTCTTTGTAGTTGATCCAGTTTTCAATCTCTTCACGCTTCCAGCGGTAGCAGTTCCAGCCTAAATAAATTGGCTTCGGAAAGGTTTCATCTTCTGCCATTAAATTCCCTAGCTTGGTTCTACTAATGCTTAGCTGCTCAATGAGCATCTTTGTTGTAATCCAAATCGGACGGTTATCCAGTTCACCTTCTGGTTTCTCAAAAATTGAAATTTTTTCTACTGTCATTTTTCTGTTTCCTTATTCGCTAAAGTTTTGTTGTATTCTCGCCAGTCGTTTGTTGCTACTGGGCTTACGGGTAAATTGTGCATTTTTATCCCGTCTTTATTTCGGCAATCATTCACGGGGTAACAAGTTACCGCAAATCGATTTAAAATGTTTTTGCCACCTTGCACCGATTTTTTTATAAAGCCTTTTTCGATTAGCCCTTTCAATGCTTTGCTAAAAGTTACCGTTGAAAGTCCTAGTTCATCATTTGCTTTTTCGTAACTCAGATCTAGTATGCCATTGTTAAAGCCGTTATATTCACTAATGAAGAATATTAAGACTTTTAATTCTGCCCCCGTTAGCCATTTAAATGCCTTGCTCTTGCTCATATCATCATAAAGCTGTGAATGCTTGCGTTCACTTTTTCGCCCTTTCTGCTTGCTGTAATCGCTCACATATCAGCCCCCCCCTAATTTCGATTTTTCTTACTTTAATTTCTAAAGTAATTTACTTTAGTTTTTAAAGTCCATTGTTCAATAAATATACATAATCGTTTATTTTTTAGGCTTAGACTTTATTTTCTAAAGTAACTTTTTTAGATAGTTACTTTATTTTTTAAAGACATCTATAGATCTACCAACACACATAAGAAAATCATTAGAGCCTAAAATAAAAAAACAGATTTTTAAGTAGTTGGTTGAGTGTTAGAAATTGCAGTCCGTAGTTGTTCAATCCGTAAACCTGTTACAAATTGCTGTAATTTTTGTTTACGTTCTTTGTAAAACACGCCAGCATTTAACAATCGCATTGCTTCAGATAAAACGAGGTCGAGCCGTTTGAGTTGGTCAAAGGTTAAATGCGGTCTGATTTCGTCATCTTCTCGGTAACCGTGATTAGCAAGCCATTGTTTGCGGGTTGCACCAAGTGCCACAATGTACACGAGATTGTTTTCAATACTGTAGGCGTGTGGTCTGCGATATTTTGGCGGTTGTCGCTCTTCGTAACGCTTCACTGCATCGGCAAAGAAATCTTGCGTTTGCTTGTTCTCAATACGTGCAAGTAGCCATTTCTCCATTTCGTTAAAGCGTTTAATGTAAGCCTCTTTGAATGCGGCCGCTTTCTTACCAGTAAATCCCATCACCAGAAAAACAAAGCCGTCTTTTGTAATTCGGTAAGCGGGCTTTAATCTGCCTCTACTGTCTTTGTATTTAATGAGCTCAAAATTGAGCTCATTAAATTCCTTTGAACATTCAAGATTTTCAATATCTCTGATTATGTTCTTGTGTCGTTTATGAAAATACTCCGCTACTTTCAAAGAATCGGTATAAACGCCATCGTGATACACGAAAACATCTGGTAAAATTTCTTGGTCTGCGATATTATTCTGGATAGTTAAATCAGACATAGATTTAGCTCCCTTATTTCTCACCGCCTCACATCGAGGCGGTTTGTTTTTATCTCTATTCAACCAAACCAAAATTGGTCTGGTTAAATCCCCAATTTAATTTGATTTTCTCCCAATTTAATTGGGAATTTCATTCGCTTGCTCATAACTGACGGGCTCGGCGGTGCCTTGCTCTACTTGTTCGATATGGTGTGCAATTTCCTTGAGGTTAAAATTCAAATAGCCACTTGCTTCTCTGAAATTCGTGAAGGTCTTTAAGTCTGCTTTTGAAATTAAGCCTTGTTTGTGCAGTTTCATCAGCAACAGATAGCCACCTTTTAAGCGTTGGCACAAGTCTTCACACTCTTTCGCAAAAGTTTGCTTAAAATGGAAATTGTCGGGAAATTCTGACTTACAACGGCTTGCAGAGAGTTTCATTAAATAAAATTCTCGGTTTAATTGCGGTAAAGTGTAAAATTCTCTCTTATTCGCATTTTGAGCATTTTTCTCTTTAACCTTAGCCATTGAATTGCTTTCTGTTTTCTTCGCTGTTTCTGCTTGTTTTTGAGCGGTTTTATTTCGCTCTTTCCATTCTTGCAACTGTTGGAACGGGTTAGTCGTCGATTTCATCTGTTTTTACCTCGGTTAAATTTGTAATAATGGTTTGAAAAGATAAAATAGCGTGTGAGGCTTGTTGAATTTTCAAGCCAGCTTGCACGAGCTCATTCATTACAAATTCACGGCCCGCATTTAAATCTGCAACTTGACAATAGGTGTATAAATTGCCTAGTGCTGCCATTGCTTGCTGTAAGGTTGGCACTTTTGCCACTTCTTCAGGGGTTAAAAGTTTTTCTACTTGCATTGTTGCACCTCTTTTTTAATTGGTTCAATTCGTCCGTTAATGATTTCAAGTGTTGGGTTTTTGGCTTCTGCTTGTACCTGTTGAATCCCTCCCAAAGTGAGTGCGGCAAGGGCTTCAAAGGTCAATTGAATGCTGGTGCTATCCACTTCGTCAAAATTGCACCATTTCAAACACTCCATAACCGCCTGTGCATTCTGCAGTTTGATCAGTCCATCCAAATATACATATTCAGAAGTACCCGATAGCACTAAATCGCCAAATTCTTTACCTGCCATTTATGCCACCTTATCCAGTTCTTCCAATCCGCTGAACATCAAGGACTTAATGCCGTGTAATGCAGTTAATACATTGCTTAATTCATCGGCTTGAGCGTCGGCAGTAATAACGGCTCCCAGTAAACAATAGGCTTGCCATAAGGTTGCTAAACCTGTGTAGAATTCTGGCGGGTTATGTTCTTGTTGTTTCATATTCACCCACCTCTTCAAGAATTACATACCCCACACGAACCAGGTCCAGCACGGCAGAAAGGGCAATGCAAAGCGGTTTCGGTTGGATTTCTTCGTGCAGTAAGCTGAAAATAGTTTGAGCTTGTCGCAATTTCGTGTCATAGAAATTGACGGTGTCCGCCTTGCCTGCTGCGTAAAGGCTTGGCAATAGCTCGGCGAGGTTGATCAAACTGTCGTTTATCCAGCTTAATGTTTCTGAATTTTCGGCTGAAACGTTCACGAGATTGTCGAGGTAGAATTTACGCTCATAGGATTCAAGGGTGTAAATCTCTTCACGGGTTTCGATGAAGGCTTTTTGAGTAAAGTTACGCATACCACACTCCAAAGCCAGAAAGGGCGGTGAAAGTGGTTGCTAGGTGTAAGGTTGGGAATGAATTACGCTCACGGCGAACAAGCAACAAGCGGCCGTTTTGACGGCTTTTTTTGCAAAGTTTCGCACGGGCGATTTGTTCAGAAGGTGCAATAATGCTGTAGATTGCTTTTTTGCCTGCATTGAGGCTTAAAAAGTTGAAAATGTAGCTTTTCATTTGAGTAGCTTCCGTGTTGTATTTTGGAAATCTACCGCAAACTTCTCAGGGCTTGGCGGTAGTACTTAACGGGCTGAGAAACTGTCCTACACGGATAACAGCAAAGGGCGAACCTTTCCCATTAAGTACCACCATTGAAGATAGATCACGCCTCTCGGGTGTGTCTATTTGACTAGCTCCACCATAAAGGCGGATCTATATTTAGGGGTGTAACAGATACAAAAAAACACGCTTTTGGCGTGTGTAATATCCGCCGTGTAAGTCTAACCAGGTTCTCAGGCCTGTATCTTCACTTTTTCTGAAGACGTAGAAAGAATACCCCTTAAAAATAAGAAAAGCAACTATAAAAAAGAAAAATACATTAAAATTGCATCAACTGATTTATTTTTATTCTTTTATATGGTGTTTTTTACATTGATTTTGCTCCTTTTTGCAGATTTTGGGTAATAAAAAAGCCTTTAAGGGGTTAGCTTAAAGGCTTTTGGGGTTATGCTGCTTTTTTACGTATTCCAAAGGCTTCTACTCTGCCTTTGTATGTAAAACGCTCATCTTTTAACACATTTGAGCGGCGAACTATTGCAAGGGCTTCACTTGCTTTTTTATTTAATTCGTCTTTTCGGTAGTTAGTGTGGATTACCATTTTTTACCCCCTTATCTGTGTGATAAATTTGGTTAGTTCTTCGTAAGACAAAATAAAATTTCCTTCTGATTGTTCTTTAAATCCAAAAGATTTATAGAACTTTCTTAAGCTCTCATTTTGTTCTACATCGATTAAAGTTACTGCTTTGCCATTCGTTAAATTTAAGAGTAAGAACGCAGCGATTAGTGTAATCGTGAGCATTTTGCCATCAAGTTCTGAATTCTCAAAACGTTCTATGCCATAGATTTCTAAATGCTGTTTTTCACGGTTATAAGCTGAAATTACTGCACCTAATAAATGATTCTGCTGCTTGAGCGTTAAACCAAAATCAAACGCATTATCGGGATTATATTTTTTTGTAATGATGTAACTCCAATTTAGCACGCCCGCATATTCTAGCTGAAAAATTGCTGATCGGTAAGTTGCTGAATATTCAAGTGATAACCTTCATCATTAAGATAACTTTGCAACATTCCAATTACCCTTTTGACGATTACATCAAAATCAATTCTATTTTGCATTTTTTAATTGCATTTTTCTTTCTTATAGTGAGCTAATTTATCACAATTCAAAATGCTGTACAATTTATTTGTAAGTTGTTTTATAATGGCGGTGCTACTAATTCTGGTAGCAGCCTTTTTATGTTAGGTTTAATTGGAATAGAAAAATAACCGCTTGCATTCTTCCCGCTTACTGGTTGCAGGCGGTTTTATTTTGCCTTAATTCGGTCGGTATGGTTTGATCCATCGGCAAATCGTTTTATGATGCTCTTTCAGTTTGAGCTGACTTTTCACTTCATACGCCAGATTCTCTACCTTCATTGCGGGTAGTGTTTCCCATATTTGCACCGCTAATTTCTCCGCTTGCTCTCGTTGAGGTTTCTTTGCTTTTGGTTGCATTCCGTGAATTTTGCCAGTGATATTAGACGAATCTTCAATAATGCAGTGATAATCAAACACGCCCATTAAAATGAGCTCCGCCAATCCCCGCATATATTTACGAGATTGTAGCGTGCTAGGTTCATAGCGGTAAGTATCTAGCATTTCATTGAGTAGCGTTTCAAAGGTTTCAAGATCTAAAATACTTTGAATGTTTACGCCTTCCTCTTTTTCTTTTAACGAGATAGGACGCTCTCCCGATTTTAAAAATCGGCGTGCTTCTTTGCTCATTTCGGTAAGTAGTGCAATTTTTTCTTTCATACTGTTTAAAATTCATGTAGTTAGGGTTATAATACGTTTGATTATAACTTTTGGCATATTGTTATAATCTTCTAAACGCTGTTTTTTAAACAGTATTTTTTAACCGATAGCGCAGTTGTGCACTACTACGATGTAGGTTGGTTTTGAAATAGAATGTTTATAATCAAGTTCACAAATATACCCCGCTTTTTACCTCCTTGCGGGGTTTAATTTTTTATACTGCTTTCTTTAATTCAGTTTCTAAAATTTCCGCCGCCATTCTTCGAGCTTTTGGCATAGCTTGCTCACCTTTTGCCAGAAATGGGCGTGCTTTCATTTTCTTCGTACCACGCTCCACCATAAACCAGTAAAACGGGTCTCTACGGTCTTTAGTATTATCACTTACCCGTGCCATTCGCTTGCCTTTTGTTCGTCTTACTCGGATCACACTTGAACCACTTAAGCCATCTTTTGCCACCTTCGTGCGGTGTCGGATGTTATCCCTTACCGTGCCTTTTTGTCTGAAATCAGTTGACTTCTTCAAGGTTGGCACATTGGGTTTAATGGTGTTTTTCACTTCTTTCGCTGCAGCATTGAGGGCCTTTCTGATCCCTTTTTTGGCTGCACTTTTCATTTCTCGCTCTTTTTTTCGGATATTCGCATTCAGTTGTTTTAGTTGTGCATCTATACTATTCATCGGTAAACCTCCACTTTTAACTCTGCACCCGCAAACAAGCCTTCAGTAAAGGCTTTTGCTTGTTGCACTCTGTTTCTGAATGTACTTAACTTTAAACCAAGTTTTGCCGCTGCCTCATTTTGAGGGATAGGCAAGTAATAAGCCAGTAAGCAGTTAAATTCTTCTGCATAATGCTGTTTAAGATATTGCATCAAGTTTTCTACTTGCATTGCACTTTCATCTGTGAGTTTGTAACCTGTTGCCACGGGGCTATAAAATCCTGCTGCTTGTCGTTTAAATCCGAGCTTTTTATGTTCGTTATTTACCCGCCAGCTTGCCCACATTTTTAAAACTGAATCAATATCCATTCTTTCCGCCTTGTGTTATCATTAGGGCGTTCAGTTGTTCTGAATATTGTTCTTAAATTTGTTATGCTTCCTTACTAGTGAAAATGTAGTGCCCTCAAAATTGAGGGCTTAATTTTTGCTATAAGTCTATGCCTGTGAAGTTGGCTAGTTTTGCCTTCTGCTCTTCACTCATTTCTATATCAAGCTCACCATATTCAAGCTGATAAGTTCCGTAAGCCATTAGAAAGGCGATCACGGGGTCGATTTTATTTGCAGATTTTTTCTTATTTGGTTTAATGTTGGCGTTTGCATCCATTTCCATTACCACGTTTGACAATGCCCACGATAAAACGGGGTCGCCGTTGTGTTCAATATTTTGGCGATTTATCTGCACCTCTACCGATTTCGCCACGGGGCTGTATCGTTGGTAGGTTTGCGGGAACGGATCAACCTCTAAACCTGCACTTTGTAATTGTGTTCTAAGGTGTGTTGCATTCCACACATCAAAGCCTATCATTTTAACTTCAAACAGTTCACTGTCTTTTAAAATATCGTCTCGGATTCGGTCGTAGTCAATGCAATCGCCTTTCGTTACTCGCAACCAGCCCGCCCGCTGCCAATTCTGATAAATTGCTCTATTTTTATTGGCCACATTTTGTAGTTGTGCCTCTGGGATGTAATGGCGTGTGAGTAGTCTCACTTTGTTTTCAAGTGGGAACACATAGCAAACGCTTGTCATATCGTTAGTAGAAGATAAATCTAATCCCATATAGCAGAAATTACCGTGCAAGGACGCTTCGTTGTAATCTCTTTGGCAAAGTTTCCAACTGCCTTCAGATAGCCACGGCGTTTGACCGTTGCACCACACATTAAAGCGTTTTGTCAGCATTTCCACCCATTCGGACGGAATACCTCGAGCTTTTGCTATGGTGTTTTCAAAATCAGCGTAAGGAATAGATTTTCCTATATTGGGGTTTGCTTTTATCCAGTTTTCGGGGTTGTCTATATCGCTCTCTTCATCTAGCTCATAGATTAAGGCAAAAAGGCTGTCATTCTTTTCTGTGCCATCCAAAATCTGACAACAATAATCATAGTGCTGTTTACACGCTGAAATGGTGTTACTGCCTGCAGTCGTGATCGCAAATAAAAGCCCTTCAGGTCTAGCCCCTTGTCCTAGCTCTAAGGCACTGTAAACGCTGTTGTCTGCGTGTAAGTGGTATTCGTCCACGATTGCTAGGCTCGGGTTAGTACCTTCAATGGTTGAAGATTTTGCTGCAAGCGGTCGCATTAGGCTGTTATTTTGCAGATAAATCATTTTGTGCTGTTGAATAGTAAGGCGTTTTCTAAGTGGTTTAGAAAGTAGTG